CATCGCACCTTGTCCATCTTCCGTTTGCTTGTCGGCATTTTGTCTGTCTATTCTCTTGGCGTAGTTCGAAGGATTAGAGTATTTTTTCTTTAAATAGAATGGGAAATACCATTGTAAAGAGCACAACGAAAAGATGTGATGAAATCTGAAATTATGCACCATTTGTCTGCGGCAAAACGTGGTTGTCTCTCAAAAAATGAGCTAGCAGGAGCCATTCAATGCATTCTCTACAAGTCCAAAACGGGCTGTCAACGGTAAGGTATAACTTCCGCGTTTGCATGGTGCTGCTTCCACAGCCCATGCCCAACATGTCCTGCAAACGTTCGCGCAGACGTACGTCAGCGTATGTGTTATCTCTGCCGTTGCCCATGCACTTGTATGCAGAG